TCGCCTTGGTCGTGGGGACAGCATCGACCAGGGCGTCATCATGCAGACCTTCCTCTACGCAGGTGTGCTGATCGTCACGCCCGACAAGACCTACGACCCGGCCGACGACAGCGACGCCGAGTTCTTCGAGATCAAGCTGTTCTTTTCCCGCCGGGAGTACAGCATGATCAAAAAGCGCATGCAGCGCGGGCGGCTGGCCTCGGCCATGGACGGTTGCTACATGGGCTCCCGCCCGGTCTACGGCTACGAGCGCGTCAAACTGCAGGGCCGCAAGGGCTGGTCGCTGAAGGTCGTCCCGGAGAAGGCCGCCATCGTGCAGTCCGTGTTCAGCTGGTACGCCTACGGCATGGACGGTCGGGAGGTGGGCGCGGCGGTGATCGCCGACAAGCTCAACGGCATGGGGCTACGCACCGACCTCGGCCACCGCTTCGAGCCCTCCTACATCCGCCACATGCTGCAAAATCCCGCCTACATTGGCAAAGTCCGATGGAACCAGCGCACCACGCAATACACCATCCGGGATGGCAAGCGGGTCAGCAGCCGCCCTCGCAACGACGACTCGCTGCTGGTGGACGGCCACCACGAGCCTATCATCGACCGCGCCCTTTTCGATCGCGTCCAGCAGATGTTCGCCGCGCACGAAAAGCGCCCAAAAAACAAAATGGCGCAGATCGCCAACCCACTGGCCGGGCTGGTGATCTGCGCTCAATGCGGAAGGATGATGCAGTATAAGGGTGACAAGCGCCGGAGCAACGGTCTGTTGAACTGCGTGACCCAGCACTGCCCCACCGCGGGGACTTATATCAACGTCGTGGAGGGCGTTGTCCTGGACGGCCTGCGCGCCTGGGTGAACGCTTACGAGGCTCGGGACGCAGAGCCTGCTCCCGCGCCATCCGCGAACGCCAGCGCCACCGATGCGGCCCGCGCCCAGCTCACCGACCAGCTGACTACGCTGGAGGGCCAGTCCGGGCGGCTGTTCGATCTGTTAGAGCAGGGCGTCTATGACATCGCCACCTTCCGCGAACGCCGCGCCGATCTTGATGCACGAATCGCCGCCACCCGTGAAGCCCTCGCCGCCCTGGACGCGCCCCCGCCTCCGGATCCCGTGCTCGCCGTCCTCCCCCAGGTCCGCACCGTCCTCGATGCCTACGACCTCGCCGCCACTCCCGCGGAAAAGAACGCGCTCCTCCGCACCGTCCTCGATCACATCAGCTACGTAAAAACCCAGCGCTGCCAACGCAACAACGCCCCCACCGACCACCTGAGCCTGACGCTCTTCCCCCGTGTGCCCGAGGCTTACGTTGAGGATTTTTCTGCGCAAAACAGTGGTAGCATGGTGTGAAAGATGAATTCCACCCACCATGCTACCACTAAAAAACCGCCCCGCGCCATTGCAGCACGGGGCTTCTTCGGGTTTATTCCTCAGGCACTTCCGGGATGCCAGCCACGCTGGTCAGCAGCGACAGGATACCAGCCAGCACAGCGCTGGACAGCACCAGCTTCCAGTTCACGTCGCCCATGGCGGCGCTTGTGCCGATCGTCGCCACCGCAGTCTGAGCCACCGTCTTGATGGCACGAATGCCCGCCGCTTTGAACCACTTACCCCAGTCTCTCATTTTCTTATCTCCTCTCCTTCAGATCACGAATGTCGTGCTCCGCTTCGTTCATGCGCCCCTCCAGCTTGAAGGTGCGCTCGATGACGCTGTTGTGCTTGTCCACCTTCTCCTCCAGCTTCTTCAGCCGGTACTGCGTCAGCCGCGCCGACGCCATCACCCCGCCGAAGGCTCCCAGCCCCGAACCGGCCAGGCCGATCAGGGCCACGATTATCGTGTTATCCATTGTTCCTCACCGCCTTTACTGCGTGTATCACCAGTGCCGCCAGCAGCAGCGACGCCGCCATGCGCTTCCACGGCAGCGCGGCCAGCTGGCAGATCAGCAGGTCTGCACGGGCTACGGCAGCCTGAATATATCTTGTCATGTCCATGACGCATCACCTCACGGCCCCTCGCTCGTTATGTCAATCCCCGGTTGGTTGTAGTCGATGAAATACGGGTCGAAGCCCTCGAAGCCCGCCCAGCGGCGCACCGCCAGCAGGGCAAAGAAAAGCGCCACGGTCAGCAGGGCCGCGGCGACCACATTGTGAAGCGCGCGCATCATTCCACCAGCTTCGAGTATTTCGAGGAAATCCAGGCGTTCTGGTTCTTCCAGATGATCAGGAACCAGGCGCGCCCGCCGGCCTCCCGGGTCTCGCCCTGGTAAGTCAGCACATCGCCCTCGTGGGCGGTGCCGATGTCCTTCGATTCCACCCCCGGGGCGCTGCGGATGTTGACAGAGCCGCCGGTCACCAGCACGTGGCCGTATTCGGTGGGCGTTGGCTCCGGGGCAGGCTCGGGCTCCGGCTTCGGCCCCGGCCTGTACTTGTCCGGGTTGGCGATCACGTCGTGGTAGGTGTAGGCGCTCCTCACCTTCTTGCCGCAGGTGACGTTGGTCGCCCCGTGGTGATCGTCGTAGAGAAGGACATCGCCCGGCAGCAGGTAGTCGCCGTTTTTCAGGTATTTGGAATCGGTCAGCACCTGGAAGCCCGCGGCCTTATAATACTTGCGCATGTTGCCGCTTCGCACGCCCGTCTCTGGGATGGACAGCAGCGCCGCGACGCCCAACAGGTGCCCCGCCGCGTGGACGTTGGCGTTCACCCCCGCGGTGCAGTCCTCCTCGCAGGCGGTGGTGATCTTCGCCGGCAGCCATCCCACCTTCTTCAGCTGCTCCTGATAGGTGTAGCGCTGGCCCTGGTCGTAGCCGATCTTATCGTTCAGCGCCGCGTCGATGCCCAGCTGGGCGATCAGGGTGCCGACATTGATGTCCGGCCAGCGGAGCACGCAGGTCCAGGGGCGATTGTACCACTTGCGAAGATACCACTCCTTGCCGGACTGGTCCCCGGCCTTTCCGCCCTTGTACTTGCCGTTCTCGTCGCTGCCTGAGTTGCTGATGTAATGGGTGCCGGTGCTCAGGATGTACTTTTTGTAATCGGTTGCCATTGGTGTCCCTCCTTTATGGTCGGTCGCTTGTGCTGGTTAGTTGATAAACGAAATCTTAATCTGACTATGTTGGTGCGTTAAGTCATCAAATAATACAATGTGCCTACAACTGTTTTATTCGGTTGATTTTGCAAAGCACTATCGCTGATAAATTTGGCCCACCATGAAGTGCCTCCGCTGTCTTGCAAAAACAAAACAGATGATGTCTTGCTGATTTCGCCACCTGTGATTCGGAATGAAATTGGAATGCATTGGCTCGATGACAACCCCAGCGAAATGTCCCCCGTTGAATCTGTTGTTTCGTTAATTGATTTCGTTTTAACGACATCTCCAGGTCCCAATGTCAGGCTGACACTCCCGCTTGCCATTATTCCACCCCCTCCACGACCCCGTTCCACACCTCAAACAGCAGCCGGTTACCGGCCATGTCGGTCACTTCCACCTGAACATAGTCGGTATCAGCCTGATTCCCATAGCCATAGGCCCCCAAATATGCGTGGTAGCTCTGCCGCGCGGCGTCCAGTGTGTCCTTGACCACGATACCCTTGTCCCAGGTGTCCTCGGCCTTGTTGTGCTTGATCTGATGCAGGAAATACTTCTCCATGATTCAATCCTCCCTTATCTTGCGGTTATGGCGATGGCGCTCGGCAGCGCGAACACGGGGCGGATGCTCTCTGACGTGGTGCCGTTGTTATTGGTGATGGTGAAATAGCCATTGTAGGTCGTCCAGGTCAGGCCCACGGGCGGCGCGTTTTCCGCGCTGGCCGAGAAGTTCCACCGCATCAGCTCATGGTCGGAGGTCAGGCCAGTCATGCTGTAGCTGGCCGAGTTGCCCGACGCCGGGATGGGGATGGTCTGGGCGGGGGTCAGTATGTTGCCGCTGCCGCCGATTGCCTCCAGCGCGGCGGCAATCCGCAGCCCGGTCTGATCGCTCATCAGTCTGTGGTCTGCTACCGGCATTATGTGTCACTCCCTATCCGCTGGCATATATAGCCGTCGTTGTCGATGTAGAAGCCCAGCATGTCCAGGCCGTCCAATTTGGTCTTGTCCGCCGCCGACATCAGGCCGGTGGCGGATTGGGTGGCGGCGGGTACGGTTTTTTTGGTGGCGGAAATCACGCCCTGGGCGTCTTGGGTGATGCTGTCGATGAAGGCCACGGCGGTGCCGCTGGCGGCTGGGTCGGCGACGGGGGTCTGGGTGGGTTTGGCCCCCACGTCGGCGGCGGTCAGGGTGACGGCCCCGGTCTTGCCGTTGACGCTTGTGATGATGTTGGTAGCCGGGTCGCCGGGATCGCCCTTATCTCCCTTGTCGCCCTTCGGTCCCTGGGGGCCAGTGTCGCCGGTATCACCTTTCGGTCCCTGCGGGCCGGTGTCGCCGGTGTCGCCTTTCGGTCCTGCGGGGCCTTGGGGGCCGGGGGTGCCGCCGCCCTCCTCGATGGCCTCTATGCGGGCGCTTATGCGGGTCCACATGTTTGTCAGGGCCTCTTTCAGCTCCATGCGGAGGTTGTTCAATGGGTTCATGCGCTCACCGCCTTTACGCTGATCTTGTATAGATATTGAACGACGTTTCCAGCAATTCCACATCGCCGGGGCGGTGCCACTGGACGGGGATGGATTCGCCTATGGAGTACAGGGTTGACGGGTCAACTGTGGCGGGGTCTACCGTAGATACGGGTATATCAGTCAGATACTCATTCCAAGCAGAAGCATGAAATTGTCCGTCGCCAGGAACCCCGCCCGATGAGCTTCCAACCAGAAACCATCCTGTTCTTTTGGATTGTCCAGTAGCCGATAGCTCCCCATCATAATAACCATACAGATCTTCATCGACAACACCTGACAAAGAAGCTAAATAATTCACCATCCCATATTGCGGGTGGTTATACCGTGTCGCAAACAGAGTGCCAGGCCCGCTGGAACCGTTGCCGTATGTCGCTGGCCTCCCCTGATATGTACCGAGTTGTTTTGCCACAAAATATTGCACTTCATCTATTCTACCGGGATATATTTCTATCCATTCCGTTATAGACCAGTGCGGCGTATACGCGATCTGCATCGCGTTCAGTCCTTTACCGTCCGTCCACTGCTCAGCCCAGCCCTCCCCGGCCTTTTCAGCTGGAAGGATTAGCTCGTTGAACGGAACCACGCCCATGTCGATGCCGCTTTTGGTATAGGCATGAACCACCAGCCCGGTGTAGTCGATGGTTTCTCCAACGGTATAGTCGATTTTTTGCGGCAGCACTATAACCCGGATATAGCTGGGCAGCTTGGTTTCCGTGACTTCACCGCCATCGGTCGTGCGCTCCACATCGTCGCCATCATCGTCCTGAGTGATCTCAACATCCACACCGCTGACAACCACTTGATCGAAACCGTAGCAATCATCGGCTTTCGCCGTATAGGTGCCACTTTTGGAAATGTACTTATTTTTAAGCACAACATCCATTTTCGGAATCCACAGGCAGGTACCGCCGCCCTGTAGGTTGGTTTTTAGCATTGCGGCTGAAAAGTTGCGGGATTTGCCACCCTCTTTTATGGCTGGTGTGTGCTTTTCCGTGAAATCATGTTCCACTGCCTTGGAGGTAGCCCCACCGCCGTACTTGGGCGTTACCCGCGCCACGGCGATACCATAGGCATTGTAATCACTGGCCTTATAGGTGCCGCTGCCGCCGATCTGCAATTCTACCAGATTTTTCCCGTCTGCTGGCACCCAGTCCTCGGTGCCGCCGCCCTGAGTTTTCAGCCGCAGCGCGTCAACGGTCAGAGATTGAGGAATACCAGCCTCTTGAATGATAATATTTTTACTCATGCCACTCGCCTCTATTCAGCCCATATGCCATAGATGTCAAAATAACTGCGGCACCCGAAATAGGTGAAATAACTGTCCACGCTGATACCGCTCAGGTCGATCTCTGCCACCTGCCTCGGCACCACCCTCGCGCTGGTTCGCGTTAGTATTAGCCCTTCCTGCACATCCGGCACGGTCGTATCCGTCAACTTGAACGATTTGAGCGTGTTGCCTGACCAGCTGCCCGAATAATACCCCGTGATGCCCAGCGCATCGACGATATTCAGCGTGGAAACAGGATAGCTTTCACTGCCCGCGTCGGCGGCAATGTCGAGGTATAGCGTTTGGCAGCTTGCCGGAATTTTTATGCCGAATTGTATAACCTTGTTGTTGCTCCTGTTAATTCTGATATATGGAGCGTTGCCGTTTTTATATGCTCTTACGTTATCACCTTGAAAACACCCCATCCATGCGGTAGGCAGGAAGCCCGAAGTGGGTTGCACTGCCTGTCCAGCGCTATTATTGTTATACGCAGCCAACATAAAATACGGGTCAACAATGTACACCCGTCCGCTTCCCCCTCCACCGGACACATTCACCACCACTTGGCTCAATCCGTCATACCCCTGATCGGGCGTGACCGTGCCGTTCTCCGTCGCGGTTTTGCTCTGCAAATTCGGAGTGACGCTTACCACAACCTCGTCGTTGGTCGTGGTATCATACGTCCCATTTGCAGTAACACTTCGGCTGGTCTGCGCTACCAAAGCGCCGTTGCTGACCACTTTGCCCTCGTCCTCAGCGGCGTAACTGTTGGGGACATTCACATTCGCGCTGGCGTATTCCGTTACGTCGTGGGTGCCATTCTGAGTGATGTTTTTTGTTCCAGTCGGATGAATACCGCTTGTATCTAATGCCTCAATTGCTGCTGCCATTTGCGGTGGGGTGTATGTGTCCTGCACGCCCAGCTTCGCCCGGATGGCATTGGCGATGTCCGTCAGATACGACTCTGTAATCAATGCCCGGCTCATTCTATCACTCCAATCTGCTCGCCGCCGCTGCTCTCCTTCGTCACCCCATCCACGCTGATGATGTGAAGGATGTCTTGATGCAGCTCCAGCGCGATCTCATAGTTCACGTTGACGGTCATGCCACCATCCACCATCGTGCCCTCGGCGTTGGGCGTCGTGGGCCGGTAGATGCGGCGGCGCTTCTTCTTCGTCTGGTCGAGGTATGGATTATCGATGGAAAATGCAACGCCCACGGGCAAATAGTAAACCGCCTTGCCGATGATGTTGTTCTGATACGTGTAGCGCACGGTCAGCTTCGCCGGCGTGATCTTCGTCACCCCGATCAGCTTCAGCGTGGACCTGGCCTGCTTGCCGAATGTGAAGGACGCCTGCTGCACGTAGCCGGAAATCATTCGGTCGATGTCGGTGTAGGCGAGCACCAGGTCGCCGGGGCGGAATTGCCTGTTGTTCACGCAGGCCACGCTCGCCTCTACGGGGTTGAACCAGTACGTTGCCAGCCGCTGGGCGATCTCGGACACGTTGTCCGGGTTGATCAAATACAGGCTGTCGAACACCACCGGGTTCTCCGGGGCGTCCTCGTCCGCGTCCGGGTTGGTCAGCTCGAAGGTCTGGGGCGTGGCGATCCACGGCGTGGGGAACTGGAAGGAATTGTCGTCGCTCTGCCACTCCTCCTCGGTGCCCTCCCGGAAGGTGTAGGCGGTCAATCGGATGGCGGTGACGGTGTCGCCGGTGTCCAGCGACGGGCGCATGAAGGTCCGCCCCGGCGGCACCAGCGCCTCGGTATCGTCCACGGCGCGGATATACACGTCGTCCCGGAACACGTCCACGGGAAACGCGCCCAGCACGAACAGCAGCCAGGTCAGGCGCTCCCGGGCGTTTTGCGCCGGGGCGAAGCCCGTAACGGTCTTGAATTGTATGGACGGGCTGATGGTGTAGTCGTCCGGGTGTTCATAGTCGTCGTTCATGCCAAAGCATTCGGCGATGGCCTCGCTGGCCCTGACTTCCTCGTACATGCGCGGCTCCAGCTCGGTGTATTCCAGCTCACTGAGCCACGAGGAAGCCGTCACGCGCCAGCAGTTGGCCGCTACGCGAATCACCTTGCGCAGCGGCCACTCGGCCCACGACTGGTCCAGCTCGTCCCTGAGCCGGTGGCCGATGCACGCCACGGGGATCTCGTCGGTGGTGATCACGTCGCAGGTGTATTCGTTGACGGGCATGGAGTTTCCCGTCATGTCCACTTGGGGGGAGAAATTCAGATTTTTGACGGGATACTGGCCCCCGCCCATCACCACGTCGCCGGTCTCCGGGTCGATGGATTCTATCCAGTCCAAATCGATGTACACGAAGGCCACCCCCTTAATATGCGGTGGTGTCCGCGTCCGGGAGGGTTTCCACCTTCTCCCAGCCATTCGCCGTGAAGGTGTAGGTGTCGCCGATCTCGGCGTCGTACACGTCGGGAAGGGGCGTCAGGCCGCGCTGGATGGCCTCGGAGAGAGTCTGCTGCTTCGTGGGGGCGTTCGGCTCGATGGTAAACTTCAGGCCGTCCCAGAAGGTGTAGCCGCTGGGAAGCTGCTTCCACACGTCCTCGATGTCGGAAGCCTTGCCGGTCAGCTCCAGGGCCTCGGTGTTGTAGGGCAATACAAAGGCGTGGCCGTCCACCGGCTCGGTCAGCTGCTCGATCAGGGCGGCGTACCGGCCCTTGTTTTTCAGCGGCATTTCCAGCTGGATGTCGTAGGTGTAATAGGTGCCAAGGATGTCCCGGAACCATGAGCCGTCCAGCGTCAGGCCGCTGATGTCGCTCTCCCGGACCTCGGCGGCACGATTGATCGTGCACTTCACGCCGTACTCTACGCCGTCAATGGTAAACATCTGTATCACCTCGCCAGCTGGACACCCAGCCGAATCTCCTCAGCCTGAATGTGGGGGTAGAACACCCGCCCGATCACCTGTCCGTCCAGCACCAGCAGCGGCGTCTGCGGCGCGGCCTGGGCGCCGCCCACCGGCGTGGTGAACGTGGTCGCCCCGCCGCCGCCGGCGCTGGTCCCGGCTGCCGGCGCGGCCTGCTCCGGCATGCCGAAGGTGCGCGCCAGCTGGTTTGAAACCAGCTGCTGGTTGTCCCTCAGCCCCTTGACGAACAGGTCGACCATGTCGGGGGCGTAGGTGTGGAAGTTGGAAAGCGGCCCCTCCTTCGGCTCCGAAAAGCCCAGGAAGTTTTTGATCATCTGGGCGAAGTTGGAAACGGTGCGCTTCGCGTTCTCCCACATCTGCTTGATGCCGTTGATGAAGTTCTGTATCAGGTCCCGGCCCCAGTTCAATGCGTTTTGTCCCAGGTTGGAAAACCAGTTGCCGATGTTCTGGATGGCGTTCCTGATCCAGTCGGCGGCGTTGCTCACGCCCTGCTTGATGGCCTCCCAGGCGTTCAGGAAGAACTCCTTGAAGCCCTTGACGTTGTTCCAGCAGTAGATGAACGCGGCCACCAGCGCGGCAATGGCGGCGATCACCAGCGCGATGGGGTTCGCGGCCAGCACGCCCCACAGGGCGGACAGCGCCGTCTTCACCGCGCCGAAGGCCGACACCAGCTTCGGGGCCAGCGTCATCAGGTTCCCGATGCCGCTGACCAGCTTGCCGCCCACCACCAGCACCGGGCCCACGGCCGCGGCCACGCCCGCCAGCTTGATGACGGTCTCCTGCATCTGCGGGGAAAGCCCCTCCCAGGCGGCGCGCAGGCCGGACACCGCATTTTTCAGCCCACCGGCCAGACTCTTGATCAGCGGCGCGGCGGCGTTTACCAGGTCCATGCCGACGATCTTCAGCTCGTTCAGCGTGGTCTTGAACTGATCGATGGGATCCAGCGTCGCCTCGAAGGTGTTCTCAACGCTGTCGCCGTAATTCTCCACCGCGTTCGTAAACGCATCGAAGGACAGCCGCCCCTCCCGGATAGCCTTCGCCATCGCCGGGCCTGCCTTGCTGCCGAAAAGCTCGGACGCGATCTGCATGGCCTTGGTCTCGGACTTCGCGCCCTTGATCTTGCCCATCAGCTCCTGCATGGCCTGGCCCATGGTCTTACCGTCCTTGGTGGCGTTCTTCAGAGCGGTCTTCAGGCCGGTCATCACGGAGGATGCGTCCACGCCCTGCTTGCTCAGGTTCGCCAGGAATCCTACGGCGGTGTTATACCCGAAGCCCAGCTCGCGCAGCGCCGTAGCGTTGGCGGTCAGGTCGCCGGTCAGCTTGTTCACGTCCGTGCCGGTCTCCTGGGCGGCCCGGTTGAGGATGTCCAGGAACTCCCCGGCAGCGTCGGTGCCGACGTTCATCGCCGCCATGGCGGCCTGCACGCTGTCGATGGAGGACACCACGTCGGTATTATTCAGATCGGCAAATTTGATGAACTTGCCCGACAGGTCCTCCAGCTCTTTGCCCGTCAGGGCGAACCGGGTGTTGACCTCGCCCACGGCCTCGCCGGCTGTCCGGAAGTCGGTGGGGATAGAGGTGGCCAGGTTCTTCGCCGCTTCCTCCATGTCCTCCAGTGCCTTGCCAGTGGCCCCGGTCTTCTTGACGATGATGTCCAAACCCTCGTCCACTTCGTTGAACGCGGCCACGGCAGCGGTACCGACCGCCACAATGGGGTCGGTGACATACTTCGTCATCGCCGTACCCGCTTTGCTCATCTTGTCGCCGAGGTCCTTGACCTTCTGGCCCGCCGTGGCGATCTGCTGGGCGGCGACGGATCCGAAGTCCTTCATCTGGTCCTTCAGTCCATTGAGCTGCTGCTCCGTGTCGGCGATCTCCCGCTGGAGGGCGTCGAACTGTGCCTGGCTCATGGTGCCGTCAGCCAGCTGCTGCTCGGCGTCCTTCGCCGCGTCCTTCAGCGTGCGCAGCTTCTCCTCGGTGCCGCTGATCGCGTCCGTCAGCTGCCGCTGCTTCTGGCTCAACAGCTCCACGTTGCCGGGATCCAGCTTCAGCAGCCGGTTGGTATCCTTCAGGGCGGCCTGGGTGTCCTTCAGCTTACTTTCAACGCCCTTCAGCGCGTCCTGTAGTTTTGTGGTATCGCCGCCGATCTCGATGGTGATACCCTGTATCTGCTTCCGCGCCATCGGTTCAGCCTCCCCGTCAGAAATTATCAAAATCGGCCTGCGTGGGCAGCTCGGCCCACTCGGCCTCGTCGTTCGCCCGCTCGTTTGCCATGTCGATCACCATGCCCTCGGTGATCAGGTCGAGGTCACCCAGGCTCATGCCGAGCTGAATGCAGCGCAGCATGAAAAGCGGCGTGGTCATCGGTCGGGTGGTTTCTCGGCTTTTTTTTTGCTCTCGACCATGACCTTCGTGTTCAGCCGCCACAGCTCGATGATCTGCGGCAGTATGAAGTAGATCGAAAACATGTCAAACGTGTCCAGCCATTCCTCCGGCGTTTCCGGGGCGCTCGGGTCGGCGTACTTCGCCATGGTGTAGGCCACGTCCTCAAAGATGGTCAGGGTCTCCACATCCAGCGTCGATTCCTCTGCGTCGCCGCCCTGGGTAGCGTCGACCAGCTTGTCGATGTCGGAAAAGATGTCCCGCCCGAACTTCAGACGGTATATCCTCGGCACGGCTGCGCTCGCCTTAAACGGCACCTGCCGTCCGTCGATCTCG